TCGTAACATTGTCGCCTACGTTCATAGTCAAACTCCATTGTATAGACTATTGTATCAGCGTTTCAGGTAACTGTCAAGAATAACATCTGCCGTGCCGCACATCTGTTCGATTGTGCCGTCATTGTGAATCGCTGCGTCCATTGGCTCTCTATTCCAAGCCCGTTCGGACTCGTGGATCGAAGGATCATCTTTGCCAAACCAATCAGGAAGCGGACCGCGGCGAACATGCCAAATCTTGCCGCCATTGCGACGGATCATGTCAATCTCGTTGGGGAAACGAACATCGCTGATGACAAAGTTTGGCTTTTGACCAGTCATATCAGTAAACATTTTTTCCATACCGAGGATGCGCATCTCAGTAGCCAACGCCCAAATCTCAGGATGAAGATTGTTCCGCATGACTTCGGTTCCCATGAACTGAAGCATGGATCGCGGAGACGTTTCAAAACCAAGACGCTCGCTCCACCATTCATCGATCTGCTCACGCTCGTATCGCGACTCGGTTGTATCTCCTTCAAGCATATCGCGATCCCAACCGAAGATGCAAGCAGCTGCATCTTTCAAAGTTTCAGCAAACGAAACACCAATGAAATCATGCTGACGCATAAGATGCTCAGCCATAGTTCCTTTACCAGAACCAATCAAACCACACAAACCAATGATCACTTAGATTCCTCCATTGAACGCGCGACGAGACCATCGGCAATCTGATAAAACTCTTCAGCCATTTGTCGAGAACCAAACGCCTCAACCCACGTGTTATATATTGTCAAGAACACTGTATCCATGACAAGCTCTGCAGCTTGCCGTTCTGACACACCTTGTTCTTTCATCTCGTCAATCTGTGCAAAGAGAAACTTGAGGAAACGATCTTTTACGATCTTATGATCGGTCATGTATAATATCCATATTCTGCTAGAATACTCTTGAAAGATTTATGAAACTGATCAGCGTTGTCGATCAGATAGGATTCGCGCAACTTCCACAGAACGCCATCCAGTTCTTCTTCGACGAGAGACGGCTTGAGCCACGAATGCGTCGAACCGTCTTTATTGACGCTGAATCCGCGATACTTCAACTCGTCGATGAGGTCTTTATCCGAGAATTCATCGAGGTCTATATCAACATCCACATCGACAGTGACTGTTTTATAGTTCATCACTCGCTCCCGTCTTCTTCTTCGTTTTCTGAATTCCATTCGAGCCAGTTCTCGTATTCGGATTCAAGAAGGTCGAGAAGATCCTCGTCGGCAATGTTGTCGCGCCAATTCTCGTCAGTAAAATCATATTCGGTGCAGTAGTCCTCGCCACCAGTAAAGTGACCAGCGAAGCACATGCCGGGTTCGTGATATAGAACATCGAGGTCAAAACCAAGATCACAAAGCTTGGAGTATGCTTCGGTAGCAGGACCCCATGCAGTATCAAAGAAACCAGACGCGCTCTTACCATCAGCATCGATAGTAATATCACCATCACTGGAAACATCCCACTTGGTGCCCCACTCTAGGCAGGCAGTAGCATAGTCCCACTCGCCAGAAGATAGCGGAATGAATGTTTGGAAAAGATCACCAGTCTTGAATGCTTCAGCAAACTTGGTAATCATCGCGGGGTCTTCGTGCGAGACAGAAAACGAATTCCAGCACCAGTTAGGCATATTCAGCTCCTCTCAATAACTTCCAGCAGATTTTCAAGCCATTCGGATTCATTAGCCAAACGGCAGTCGATACCCATTTCAAACTCGTCGTCAATTGACGGGCGCACATTCATTGCACGACGAACATCTTTCAGGCGATCATACAAAGCCTGAACGATATCGTGCTTTGCCTCTGCTGTGTCAGAGGGAAGAAAGGTGAAGTCGGTCATATTCAAATTCCTTTTCCATGCGCGAGAGAATGTCGTCACGTTGATCCAGCAATTCGTTACCAAAGTCCATAATTTCCGCGAGAATGGTTTCACGCGGTTTATTCATTCGGTCGGCATCGATAACCAATTGTGCGATACGCAGTGCAACAGTGTCAAAATCGGTGAGAGACATTGGTCAAACCTTTCATCGTATATTTCATTATAACACAGGCAAGGTGGATTGTCAATCCTACTGGAGCAGCTTGGCAATGGTCAATCCCATGCCGAAGCCAGCAAGCCAGTTGATGGCAAAAAGTGCGAATTCAATTTTAGTGTCCTTGGTCATGATCTTTCCTTTCATTAGGCTGTCCAGCCATTTTCGTTACGAACACTTCCGACCCAGTTGCCCTTGGAATCGTAATTCGGAATACTAGGAAAACGCTCCAGAAAATCCTTCAGCGCCTTCTTGGAATGGTTGTCGGGCTGCAGCTCGTAGTTGTCCATGAGGACATTATACTGGGCGATCAGTTCGAGGAACAGCGAGCGTTCGCGCTCCATCTGTTCGAGGCGCTCGGTAGCCTTAGCGGCGCGGGCGTTGTCGAGGGCGGATTCGTAAATCATCTGATTACCTTTCTTACTGTTCGAGGACGTAGGGCTTGTTCCACTTGCCGACATTGACATCGACGTACCAACCCACATCGAAGTAGTCGGTCTGAATGTCGCTGCGGTCGTGGTTGCCGTCGTTCATGGCGCGGAAGATTTCGTCGAGGAACTTGCGGATAACCTTGTTACCGAAGTGCTCGCGGTACCAATACGGATTGACGTCGATGCACTTGGTAGCAGGGCTGCCGTTGCGGAAACCGCCAGGACGATCTTCTGTGGTTTTGTTATAGTCGGCGATGAAGTCCAGAGTGCCGGACTTGATGTTGAGAACAAGTGTCGAATGGTTGCGAACAGCGAGCGAACCCTTGACGCCGTAACGCTTTAGAATGGACTTGACCGCGGGGGCGATGCGGGCTTTTTTGTCTTGGTTCATGTAGGCCATCTGGAATCTCCTCAATTCAACTTATATTCCCATCATATCCAATACCCCGCCCATTGTCAATGGTAGGTCAAAAAACAAAACCCTAGCAATATCAAGGGCTTAGCGGAGAGACTAGCTAAGTCATTGATATCACTAGGGGTAAAAAATTGGGTTTTTATAGGTTTTTTGGTAGAAAAGCAGATACTTTTGTAACAATCGTGTTACATTTGTAACTCAAGCAATAACTTTGTCTTTTTCTCGCACGAATTCAAAACGAAGGCCCATCTGCTTCATTACATGCTCATGCGCCATCTTATGGATGTCAGCGATCTTTTTAGCCTGACCAATGAATTTGTTATTGCCTTTGAACCAGGCGTAATACAATCCGTTCTCACGAACAATGGAAACAGGAATGTAAGGCATGTCCGCCTTGTCAAAGTCTAGGACGTCATCACCAGAAACTGCGCCAAGAGTTTCTACGTCATCAGGCGAGTGCACAAACTTACGAACAATCCAACGAGCAATCATAACGCCAACAATCCAACCGAGTGTTGAAGTTACCAAAGAGATGAGGAATGTTTCGGTCATAAAAGAATCCTTTGCTTTAGATTTTGTGTATGGTTATCTTAGACAGTTTCAACGCCACTGTCAAGTGTTCTTTACCAAATTCTCGTATGTGTTGATAAAGACATTCTTACCAGCAATTCTATTTACCGAAGAACCTTCTGGAAAGATAAAGATAAAATCCACATCAGGATTCGTGCGGGTTAGCCAAGCCACATAGTTGATGCGCCCAGGATTGTCGTTGGCGTTAGCACGGACTTCCATGCCATAGTTGTCTGTGCCATCATAGACATTTGACACAGACTGATTACGGTCAGCAATCAAAAAATCGAAGCCCAAGCAGATCAACTGATTGTGGTTCATCTTGATTGCTTCACGCATGGCATTGACGCCAGCATTGCTGCGTGGACGACCGATGTTACATTCAGATGGTTCCCAACGTTCGTCCATCGGCGGAACGATAAAACGCTTTGATGGAAAGTCGGATCCTTCTATCTCGGCAATGATACCATCATCAATACTAACGAGGAAATCAGGAATAGAGTGGTCAGGGTAATCACGATAAAGCGCATTGCAACCAAAGATTGTTCCGTAGGGTTTCAGACGAGTAAGGTCAAAACCTTTGCGGCTTGTACCATTACCGATGATGAAAGCAGTGTTCATGCAGCTACTTCTTTCTTCTTGGTAGAACCTTTCGGGCGGCCGCGACCACGCTTGACAGGAGCTTCACCGTCTTCTGTTTGAAACGTAGGAACCTGCACAACAGGGACCTCCTCGATCACAACAGGCTTCGCAACATTACGACCCCAAGCTTCCCAGAGATTAGGGAATGCTTCAGCAATCGCTTCAGGCATAATCTTGATCTGACGATTCTTCATGCGAAGAAGCAGCGCCGCATCACGAGGATCAATCGACTCCAGCACTTGAATGAAAAGCTGCTCGCGCTTGAGCTGCTTGACTTCTCGTCCTTCTGGGCTATCGACGAAATAGATCAGCTTCTTGCACTCAGTATAGAAACGACCTTCCTGATCTGTGCTTGCTTCGAGAGCACGATACGGCGGATCACCATCAGGAAGCAACCACTTGACGCCTGGATCCATACCGTAACCAAGAACTGCCTTGAGAGCATAAGAGCTATACAGCTTCAGGAAGTCGACCTGACGTTCCTTAGTTGTCTGTGCCTCGATCTTTGCGACCAAGTTAGCCATACATTTACTTGTATCAAGTGCCATTAGATATCACCTTCTTTGCGATTGTTTGAGTAAAACGGATCAAATGTTCCACCAGGATATCTAGCTTCCAATTTGCGAACATTTTCAGCAATTACTTCATTTGGATCCAAATCAAGTGCATTACAAGCATTGATCCAGTACCACATAACATCACCAAGTTCCTTCTTGAGATGCTCTGCTGTATCAGGAGTAAACGGCTTGCCTTGAAACAAACACTTCTTGACAATCTCTTGTGCTTCGCCAGCTTCGCTCGTCAGACCGATTATAGCAGTCAGAAGGAGCGGAGCGTTCGCGCGCATGTGAACGTCCATCAAGCTGTCATAAAACTTCTCGATATTCTTGCTTTGCTCGCTAGTAACAGCGAGAACGAAATCGGCATACTTTTCAAGATCAATCATTAGATACTCCAGATCAAAAGGATCATAACTACGGGAAGTGCGATAGCGTGAAACGCCAGAAGCGAACGACCAGACCATGTAAGCC